ATACAACGTAGGTGTAGTTAATACCTTGGCTCAGGCTACAGGCATCATGGTTATGCGAGTACAGCCTAAGGTGTGGCAGAAACACGTTGGAGTTAAAGCTAAGGGTAACGATATTAAAAAAGAAGTCGCAAGTATATGTGACAGACTTTACCCAGCTGTAACCATCAGAGGGCCCAGAGGTGGATTGCTGGACGGGTGCAGTGATGCACTCATGATAGCCCACTATGCAGCCCAAACTTATGTGATCCATAATTAAGGAAATCAAATGAAAATCGTACTGACCCAACCTGAAATTGAAATTGCCTTGGTAGATTATGTTACCTCTCAGGGTATTTCACTGGAAGGTAAGACCGTAACAGTTGACATGACTGCCGGTCGCAAAGAGAACGGCTTCATAGCTGAGATTGCCATCGATGATGAAGATGACAAACCAAAGAAAGCTGGAGCTAAAAAGTCACCCAAGAAAGAAGTTGAAAAAGTAACAGCAGAAGAAGTTGAAGAGGCAGTCGAAGACACACCTCCATTCACCCCTTCTATCCCTGCAACTACTAAACCAATCTTCGGGGATTAAAACCTATGGATAACATAGTGGCCTTTATTAAGACCTTTATGATTATCTGTGTAGTGATAGCCCTACTCCTGACCGGAGTAGGGTTTATAGCACTAATGGTCATAGGGCTAATTGGGGCGATCATCTTCTACGGTGTTAAAGCAGTAGATGACGATCCCGATGATGAGAAAGATAAATAACCTCACCACACAGAACCGAGTGCATTCATGGTAAGTATGTCCCCAGCGGCACTTGCTCCCATGAGTGGACTCCCTACTACATCAAACACACCTTTATTGAATGGAACAGCACTATCCATAATTACTGAAAGATCCCCGAAGAAAGAATTGAGTATCAGCGTAACCAAGGTAGAGCTTGGATTGTCTTTTAGAACTTCCCAGATTACCTTTTGTACTCTTATGGTGTACTTAGTGAACCACAACAAACCAACATCGTTACCATACTGAAGCACGGTACTGGTGGGGATGTCATAGTTAATGAAAATATCCACTACTTTATTAATCGAATCTTCTTTGCTGAGTGGATTATTAGCACGAGTGGTGAAGTGCTTATGTAGCGCATATCGCGCTACGAAATCACTCATTCGTACAGCATTATTCATAACCTTGTACAGCGGAGTATCATGAGCCATGTATAGAGTTCTGGCTGCTGTCTTAATAGGAGCAGGCACCCAATCTGTCTTGGCTTCAATCTTCTTATCCAAATCTGTTTTATAAGAATAAGTATTTTCCTCGCCTTCAATGTCTTCAATAATTGATTGCAAAACCCCCGCATCAACCAATTCGTGTACTGGATTTTTAGCCAAGTCATGCTCTAATTCAGCAATACGCGATTCCGTCTTTCGAGTCACAGTGGTAGATAGTCTACTTCTACCTGCGATGTCTTGTTTATCAACAACAAGAGTCTGTCTCAAACTATCCAACTCAAGCTTATCTTTTTGATACCGCAATAAACCGTTAGTTGCTTCCCACTGCAAATTAACAATATCTTTCATTGATACACCAAGCATTTTTAGCAACAAGCTATTAGATGCGAAGTTAGCTGCAGTAACCGTACCGGTTTTTACAACAATGAAATCTTTACCTTCTTTAACTACCTCTTTCACGATAGCTTCAAACTTACGCAATTTAGTAGGTAAGTGGGCTCCTGCAAAATACTGAGTAGTGAATTTAACAGCCATCTTTTCAATGCGATTCAAGTCCTCTGCATCTTTGTTATACATATCAAAGATACTTGGTTTACGCTGACCAAAAATCAACGGCACTAAGTCCTTCCTTATCACCATCCCGTTAGGCCCCCAAACTCTATTTACTTCTCGCTTGGTTTCCTCCGGTAGCATCAACCATCTTTCTCTCATGGCTTTGTCAGTAGACGTAGGGCCGACTCTTACATAGATATTACTATGCTTAGAGTAGTCTGTTTTATACTGGTCATATAAAGCTTCCACCGTCTTCTTGTTCACTGTAGCACTGTTAACTTTATCAATAATATTACCTGCCATAGCTCCCATGATTGCATCGAAATCATTGTGACGTTCCAAGAGGCTGTCTCTGGTATCCTCTTCCATCATATAGCGGTAACCGTTGGACTCCATATCCTTACCAATGATAGGCACCATCAAATTTCTAGTTGGATCTATGGGTGCCTCACCAGACTGGAACATAGCATCACCGGCTTTTGCTTTACTCTGCTTTATTCTAGCATTATGCAAAGTAGCTACAGTGGCACCATTGTTCACACCCAGCTGTTCCTGAATTTGCAATACATCTGCACCTCTGGCGTGTTTCTCAGTTAGTGAGAAAGTACCTGCACTGTATGTACTAGGCGCTCCATCACGATTAACGTAGATGTATAAATCATCCTGCACAGGATCCTTTGGATCCCTCTTCACACGCTTTTCAAGACGGGTGTAACCTTGATCAAGTAACTCCATGCCCAGTGCTTTGGTGGTAACTTTCAAGGCTATACGAGGATTAGTGATCTGAGCAATATGTCCTTTTACAAAAGACTCAGGGTTACCTTGAAAATTGTAGAGTTTAGCCTGCTCTTTCAAGTCTTGATGCAAAGCCAATGTAGTTACAAAACCGTCGCTCTTGTCAGTGGATGCCCGGGCCTGTTCGCTGGTTATAAGATCAGCCACCAATTTCTTCTGTGCTTTCGCAGAGAAACTTAGTGCATAGAGGGTCGCCAACATATCAATGTCTTTTTCTATACCAGTAATAGAATCTGCGTTTAGATTGCCTACCATCGGCCGAGAAGTGCCGGCCAATCTAGCAATGTTATAAGCATTCACATTGGTCACATCTTCAATAGGCTGCCCAACCACCATCAGATAACCTAAGCTTCTGGCAGATCTGCGATAAAAGTTGTGGTGCTTACTCTTCTTAAGCCTAACTTGGATGTCCCTAATACTCTTATTCAAGAATGCTGGATCCACCATCATTTGCTTCATCTCATCAAGAGTAAAATCATTCATTAATGAGGACAAATCTGTTTTAAGAACAACCTTAGTTAACGCAGCCTTGGTTGCTGTAGTCAGTGGATTAAGTGGATCATACGCAGAGGAGACTACGTTTTTAACAATAGTAGACATGTGCTTACGCGCCTGATCCACCATCTTATTGGAGTACCTATTGAGCTCATGCATCTTCACATTTTCTTTCGTCATGCCTTGCAGCTCAGTTATCAGCTCTTGGATCAAACCATACTTACCACTCTGCATAGCGTCCCGTGCTTTGTTGGTAACTGCGCGGAATGCTTCAGGCTGGTTGGCCTCCAGTATTCTTACCGCCTTACCGCCGATAGATATTAGACCCGGCTTTGCATCTTTAACTCTTTGAGAGTTCGCCCACTTCTGCATAGGGATAGATACAGCACCTATCAATTTTCCCATACCTTCTGTTAAGACATTGCTACCGTTACTTAGTGCGGTAAGCACGCCATTTTTGTGACGCAGTTCAATGTTCAACATATCCTTAACTAATGCTTCTAACTGCTTGTCTTTACTGACATTAGTGGAATTGATCAGACGGTCATTAATAATTTCAAGCAATGTATCAAATACTGCTTTCATTTTTTCATACAGAGTAGTTTTACCCAACCAAGCTTCTTTAACCGAACCTGCGTTTAATTTGTCACTCGCAAGCAATGTTTTCATGCGCTGGTTAGTTAAACCAAAAGCTACAAATTCATGTAGGTGCTTCGAGGATCCGTCACCTACCACAGGAGCCCCTGTGCGTGGATCTATGGCTGTTTCTGGACGGAACATGTGATCATAGCGAGCTTGGGCCGCTTCGAGCTGTGCGGCATACTCAACGTCCGTAGGTACAAGCGTTTGATCTTCTATAAAGTCTTCTGGCTTTAATTTAGCCTTGGCTAATCGCCAAAGACGGGTAATAGCTCTCTGGTTTGTCCCGCCCACATTCAGAAACTTTGCGGTGATGTTGTGCACCATTTCATGCACTAGCACCTCTTGAGATGACATGCGGGTACCCATCGAAAGTATCCTGCTACCTTCAGGTTGTGTTTCATCGATTCTGTGCTGCAGGTACATATCGGTTAGTGTGGTTAAACCAATAGATTCATTACCTACCGCCTCATTCAAATGGAGGGAGAAATCCACGAGTTGCTTATTCACTATAGAGGAAAGCATTTCTAGTAAATGAGTCTTGTGCTCAGGCGAGGGTTGAACCGTACCTTTGTCTTCCATGCTGTTAAACACATCTATGCTGTTCATCTTACTCACAGTTTGGCTGTGCTTACTGAAAGAATTAATGAAAGCCTCTGCGTCTAAAGTTTGAGAACCGAAGGAGTCCTTGTCGACTACGATGTGCTCCCCAGAGTTGAAGAAGTAGTTATTCCAGCTCTGCAGCGTTGGGAGCAACTTAGCACGCCCAGTCTTTACTCTACCGTTGGTTTTTTGTAACAAGGCAAAGTTCTCATCCATGGAATCCAATGGATCAAGTTCTTTAGCTCCCGGGTACTTACCTGAATCATAACCTGCTTGAGTTATCACACCGACCTTGGGTGCGTAATATCTCACCTCTCTAGCATAGTAAAGCTCAGATAATCTTTCTTTCTCTGCAGGATCTTTCACTGTTTCTAGGAAAGCCAAGTAACTTTCTTGAGTTCTGGCAGCACTGTCAGCGACAGCGCCCATCAAACTATAATTATTCATTACTTCATAGAAAGCTTCGTTTAATAACTTGGCTCCTTTCTGCGTGTCAAACACACCAGTGATAATCGCATCATGTATATTCATGACACCCATCTGTGACAACACACGGGTCATAATTGCAGCGTCAAGACTGTGGATAAGTAGCACAACACCACCAACACCAGCCTCTTCCATTACTGACATAAACCCATTTGCGTTACTGGTAGAAGTGTTGGTTTTTGTGCGGTTACCTTCGACAAAGTTATCGATCTTTTTACCGAAAGCAACCTGTGTTTTAAAGGCAGGTTTGCGAACTGCTGAGGCTTTCTGTTTGCCAACAACAATACCGCCACTGATAGCTTCACTTTTGCTTCCCTGAGAATAATAACTAGCTACTGCAGGAAAAGCCTCTTCAAGTTTCCTCTCGATTTCTTTGACTTGCTTTAAAGTAATATCGAATGAGGAAGCATACACATCACTTGCCGTGCGTGCCTTATCGCCGGTACCCTTACCTTCCACCCCATACTCTTCCGCATTCTTGCGAATTTGTTCTTCAACCATGTAGTCAAACTGGGCTATGTACATTTTGGTCATGTGCTGAACGGCTGTGTTAACAATACGGCCGTTCTCTTTAAACGAACCAAACTGCACATCAATTGCTTTGCCTAAAGGTTTGCCATACACGTTTTTAACAAAAGCTTGAATACGCTTGCCCTGCTTTTCCGATAGAGAAATTCCTAGAATTTCTGCAGAAGTATAGCTTTCATTAGGATCTAAGTAGAACCCAGCATCGTTCGTGATGTGGGCAATATATTTTACTGCCTCGTCCACCAGTCTACGTCCTTCTACTGTGTCTACCTCATTCATGGCAGCAGCTTTCTCAAGCTTGTCATGAAAGGCATTTACGATGGAAGAGTGTACTCCCCACAATATAGAAGAAGTGCCTGCTCCAAACACTGTTTGTATTACTGGAGGTTTACCAAGCTTTCTCCCTAATGAAGTCGTGGTGCCATCTTTCTCCACTGCAGTACCTAGTAATGCGTTAACAGCAGTTAATCCTTTTTTAGCGGCAGGAGACAGTTTTCCCCACCCAGAGCGTAACTCACTGTACCAATCTGACATTAGCTGCTCATACATATCGTTTGCAGTGTGATCATTAGCATCGGTACCAGCAGGATCCCTAGATACCCCACCTTTACTCAATCCAGCATAAAACTCTTCTCGGTTAGTAACGGCTAGCTGCAGGATACTCATTGTAGGGCCGTTAGACTTACCATCCACTTCTATCGCTAAGTCAGAGAAGAAAGATGTTTCTTTGGCTGTTATAGCTGCTCTGAAGCGTGCACCATTAATCAAAGCATCTAAGCCAGCAGAACTGACATCGGTTACTTTGAGTCCTGCCATCACTGTTTCTTGATAAGCCAGTATGTCTGCATCAGATGTAGGAGGATTTTTCTCAGCAGCAAGTAAAGCTTGCATAGCTGCAACCACAGCAGGGTGATAGAAGATTCTTGTATCTTCTGCCCCATCCACAGGCTCTTCTTTATTTAGTAATTCAGCAAGAGCTTTGTCTTGGTTCTCAATTTTACCGCCAAAGTTCTGTGCTAAACCCAGTAAGAAGGTACGCACCATAGCCTTATCAGAAAGTTCAATAGTGGTGTCAAAGTCACTCTGTTTTACAAAGTGACGGATAAGAGTATCTGCTTGCGGGTTACCGGCAGTATTGCTACCAATACGCATTTGCTTCCACATCTCATGAGAATAATAGAACTCGCTATCACCCACATGATTAACCAACTGGGTTAGGTTAGCTAAAGATCTATCAATACCTAAGTTTTTACTTGTAACCCCTTTGCGCCGGTCTACATGAAGAGAGTCAAGATTAAACTCATACTCTCCTAACAAACGCTGGTTGTACTCACCAAGCAATGCGAATGCATTCAGGTTAAAACTCTTAGTCTTGTGAGGTATTTGGGCTTGCTTTAGAAGAGTATCTCTAACTGCATCTGTTATTTTCTGCGTAGTTCCTTTCAGCATACGAGGTATGCTGTCGATAGTAGGCAGAGTCATTGTAGGTAGTTTAATCCGGCTCTCTATACCAAAGAGTTCTTTTACAAAAGCAGGGGAATCCTTCACATGTTCAATAGCTACTTTCACTATTGGTGAAGCATATCCTTGTTGAGGATCAGTAGGTGTATGCAGCACAGGAGAAAAGAAAGGTACAACCTGTCTTGTACCGGTACCCTCAACTTCCTCACCAAAATCTACTTCTACTGAATCAAGCTTCTCATAGAATGAAGCCAAGTCCGTGTTGGTCAAGGCATTCAGCGCACTTCTAGGTACGTTGGTTTGCTTAATCAAATTCATATCAGCAAGAATACCTACACTCATCTGACCGATAGCAGCAATAAGCTTCGGTTCCATGTTTCGTTGAGCTTCAGTAGTAGGTTCAATTCCTAGTGTTTTATAGATACTCTTACCCAGTGTTTGGTACAAGCTCTGTGCAGGTGAGCCTGCATCCTGCAGCAAGTTCAGCGCATCATTGATATGCAGAGGAGCATCCTTACCTATGCCCAGCATACTGCGTATCTCTCCCAGCTCATTCTGGCTTAGCCCTTCCATAGAAGATCCAACCCATTCAAACAAGGTCACCGATATTGCAGCCATCACATTTGGTGCTAAATTACCGTCTGCATCCGTTAGTTGATAGAAAGCATTTTTGTTTCTATACACATTTTCAGGTTTCTTCAACTCTTGGTATTTAGCTGAAACCAACGTATGAAATCTAGCTAGTGCCTTCACATAGGTAGCTTCTTTTTCACTGAGAGGCTTGCCAAGTATTTCCTCAAATACGGGAGAGGCTGTATCTACAATAGCTTTGCCATCAGTTTCCTTACTGATACCGTTAAAGAAATCGTTTGTAGCATCAAAGACACTTTTCTCTTTAACTTTTCGAGCAGAGAAATGTGCCTTAACCCAGTTGGTAGAAAGTAACCAATCGTACTTCGACCCATGCTTTTCTGCATCGTAAGCTTCACTAGTGAGCAATGAGAGTAACTGCTCTCCTATAGGTTTTTTAACCGTAGGTGCTTTAGTTTCCACCACAGTTTGTTCTGCAACTTCTTCTACCTGCTTTTGGGGAGTCTCTTCTTTTTTAGTTACTGCCTCTACGCTATTGCGTAGCCCAGTCAAACGACTTTCAGCATACATTGCCTCCCCTCTAATAATACCAGAGAGGCCACTATCATTTTCTTCCATACTTAAGGAACGCACATATTGCTTCTTAATAAAGGCTTTTAATTCCGCCTCAGTCATGGAGTCAACACTCGCCTTGATAACTTCATTCAATTTTAAGCGAGGGCTTTTAGTGTTGTTACCAAAGAAAGTTGTCGAGTTACCTCTTTTTTCTATTTTTTCTGCATACACACTGTCTGCATATTCTTTGATTTTACGCTCAGCGTATGCTGAGTCCTCAAAGCCATTCAAAAATTTATTATAGTCCTCTTTAAAAGCAGCCAATTCCCTTTTGAGTTTTTGGTACTCTTCCCTTAAGCGAGGTTTATCCGCTTTACCTGCATCTTTCCCTGCTTGCGCGGTTAGAGAAACTACGTCTGTAAAATAATTGATTGTATTGAGGAGTTTATATCCAAATTTTAGATTACTTACTGAGGGTTCTTTAATTTTAACTA